CTGTGAGGTAAAAACTCTTCCAGCTCAACAAGTTGCTCGGGGGTCATCACCGGACTTAGGCCAGCAGCTAGAAGTTGCTCAAGACAATCTTTACCTACTGCTTTCTTCTCTCGCAAACAGAGGTCTTCAGCTTTGGTGTATCGAAAAGCTGATTCTTCCAATGTACATTAATCAAGCGGCTGTTCCTGTCCCTTATGGCACTCAGACTAAGGGCGTGAATGACTTGCTCAACACAAATTATCGAACAATTGAGTATTTGACACCTGCAGTTGAAACAGTTGCTGCAGATCGTGTCACTTTTACTCTGTCTCAAGCAGATACGGTTACGACAGTAGGCGTGTTGTGGTCAGGAGCCTCTGTGGGACTTTATCTTGAGACTTCTATAGACGGTATCACATGGGCTATAGAAAAGACCGTCAGCAACCCTCAGTTAATTGCAGGTGAATGGCTGTGGGTTGACATTGATGGTGCAGCAACAACAATTTACTTTAGAGTTCGAGCAGTAACTGGAATGCTTGATCAAGCTGACGTATTGATTGGAAATACGCCTCGAGAAATTGTGATGGCTCGTCTGAATCGAGATAGCTATTCGAATTTGCCGAATAAAACATTTCAAGGTCGCCCGCTACAATTTTGGCTTGACCGTACGCTGAATGAACCAGTGATGTATATCTGGCCTGTACCTGATGCAAATAGCGCACTTGCACAGATCGTAACGTATGTAAAGCGGTACATTATGGATGTCGGGTCACTTACACAAGAGATTGAAGTGCCTCAGCGTTGGTATGAAGCAATTGTTTATCAACTTGCAGCAAGATTGGCAGAAGATCTTCCACAAATAGATCCAAGTTTGCTTATGGTTCTTGATCAGAAAGCAATACGAGCACTTAATGAAGCAGAGATGGAAGAACGTGACAATTCTCCGATTTATTTCACACCTAACATTTCGATTTATACACGATGAGCATCTGGTACGACCCAACAGGTAAGACAACATACGGCATTGGCATATGTGATCGATGCAGTCGAAAAATGTCGCTTGATGATCTTTATCCTGACCCAAATAGCCCAGGGCTAAAAGTATGCCGAGAAGATCTTGATGATCTTGACCCTTATCGGCTTCCTGCTCGTCAAACTGAAAATATCACATTACGGTTCACACGACCGGATGTCCCTCTGGAGGTATAAATGCCTGCAATTATTACAAGGTTTAGTTCTGTACCAGGTATTGCACCTTCATCAGGTCAGTTGCTTACTGGTGAGCTTGCAGTTAACGTTGCAGACAGAAAGCTATACACGCTTGATGCATCAAACAATGTTGTGCTACTTGCGTCAGGTGGTCTTACACCTACTGACCCATTTGTAATTACTGTCAATAGCTCATCACCTGCACTAACAGTAATTCAGTCTGGGTCAGGAGGCGGTGTTGTCATTACAAACACAGGCTCCGGTAATGCGCTAGTGGTGGAGGATAGTACAAACCCAGATAGCACGCCGTTTGTGGTGAATGCTAGTGGTCAAGTTGGGATCGGTTTAACTACACCAGCAACATCTTTGCAAATATATAACGCAAGTACTGCGTCATTGAGAATTGATGGAGATGCCGCAACTAACACTACAATTACAAGATATTCATCAGACGTAAGCAGCCCAAACCATACCTTAAGAAAAGCTAGAGGAACTTTTGCCTCGCCATCTGCTGTAAATTCATTTGATTTTTCTGGATCAATTAGTTTTCAAGGATTTGGTGGAACAAACTACAGAACTACTGCGCAAATTATAAGTTATGTTGATGTTTATACTAGCGACACAAATATTAGTGGGGCTTTAGCTTTTACTACTAATTCCGGTGGTACATCCGCATCTGAAAAAATGCGGATTACTGCCGCTGGTAATGTTGGTATTGGTGGAGTACCTGCTTCCGGGCAATCTCTTGTAGTAAGTAAAAATATTACTGGTAACGTAGATTCAATGGGCGTTAGATCGGTTGGCACTGTTCAATCGGATGTAACAAGTAGCGCAAGAGCATTTGATGCTAGTTTTGATACAGCAGCAACTGCTTTTACATTAAGCAATGCTATTCATTATTATGCAAATGGTATAACTGTTGGTTCTGGGTCAACAGTTACAAATCAATATGGTTTTTTTGCAAACTCACCACTTACTGGCGCAACTAACAACTTCGGTTTCTACTCAGACATAGCCTCCGGCACTGGGCGCTGGAACTTCTATGCGGCTGGTACGGCTTCCAATTTCTTTGGCGGCGATACGACGATTAGCGTCAACAGCACATCGGATGCGTTAAGAATCACCCAAGTAGGTACAGGGAATGCGTTGGTGGTGGAGGATAGTGCTAATCCTGATGCTACGCCGTTTGTGGTGAATGCCAGTGGTCGTGTTGGAGTTGGGAATAGTTCTCCTGCTCAACCTTTAGATATTACAAGTAACGATTTTGGTGTTCGCATTGCTAGATTTAGTGCAACGCCAACTTTAGGAAGCGGAGTTGATTTTCGAAAATCAGCTTCTGGAACAATTGGCACGCAAACAATTGTGGCTAATAATGAAATATTAGGCAGAACAATTTTTTCCGGTTCTGACGGCATACAATTTATTCCTGCTGCTCAAATAATAGGTGAAGTAGATGGCACTCCCGGCACTAACGATATGCCGGGGCGCTTAGTTTTCGGCACGACCGCTGATGGCGCAAGCACAACAACTGAACGGATGCGGATTGATAGTGCTGGTAATGTGGGGATAGGTGGTGGTGCTACTGCTGGTATTACGCTTGATATAACAAAAGCACAAACCGGTGCAACTACTGCATTTACAGTTTCAGCCCGTATAAATCCTGATTCTACAGTAACGAGTGCCGGATATGGCTTTGCCACTTATGCTATTAACGCAGTTGGCGCAAACACTCCAGACATTTTTCACTATTATGCAAATCAAGGAACATACAGCGGAACTGCGCCAACTCAACAATATGGTTTTGTAGCTGCTTCAACCCTTACAGGAGCTACCAACAACTACGGCTTCTACTCAGACATAGCTTCTGGCACAGGTCGCTGGAACTTCTATGCTAATGGTACGGCAAAGAATGTTTTTGCTGGTCAGACATCCATTGGTGGCTTAGAAGGCGCTGAAGGCTTGCGTGTTACGACTGTTGCGAGTTCGGTAAATTATTTTCAAGTAAATGGCAACATAACAGGTTCAAGCCCAATCCTATATGCTACTGGCTCTGATACTAATGTCGGAGCTGTATATGGAACAAAAGGAAACGGTGCTCATGCTTTTTACAGTAATGCGTTTACTCAGCTTCAATTTGTTATCGCCCACACAGCATCTTCTGTCAACTATTTGCAAGTGACAGGTTCGACAACAGGAAATTCTGTAATTCTTAGCTCATCAGGTTCAGATGCAAACGTACCTATAGCTATAATCGCTAAAGGTACTGGAATAATAAGCCTAGATTGTTCAAATACTGCTTCAACCGCCTTTGGTATTGAATTATGCCCTAATACTACTGTTAATCGTGACACATATATTGATTTTCATTCTTCGTCTGGAACTGATTATGATTTTCGTATAATTAGAAATAGTGGCGCGAATAACAGTGTTGCTTACACAAACCAAGGTACAGGCGCACAACTTTTCTTCACGAATAACACAGCTGAACAATTCCGTGTCGCTCACACAGCCTCCGCAGTTAACTATGTGCAGGTGACGGGTGCGGCTACGGGGGCTAGAGTGGCTTTGTCTGCTCAAGGCTCCGATACTAACGTCAGTATTAACTACACCAGCAAAGGTACTGGCATACATGCGTTTAACACGGGGGGTGGAACCCAGTTTGTTGTGGATACTACAGCCTCCGCAGTTAACTATGTGCAGGCGACGGGAAGTGCGACTGGATCAGGAGTGACTCTATCTGCACAAGGGTCGGATAGTAATGTCCAAGTAAATATACTAGCTAAAGGTTCTGCTGGTGTTTCCATTGGTTCATATAGCGGCAAAAGTGGTTTGTTTGTGTCTGCTCCATCAGCAGCGGTAAACTATGTTCAAGCAGATGGGGCGAATACAGGATCAGCGCCACAAATTTCTGCACAAGGCTCAGACACCAACATCAACCTGCTGCTGGCCGCCAAAGGTACTGGCAACGTCCAGATCACCAGCAACAACCTGATGCCGTATCAAGGTGCGCCTACTTCAAAATCTGGCGCTGCCACATTATCTGGTGCTGAACTTGTTACCGGCATCTTGAACACAACAGGCACGACTTACACCATTACGTTGCCAACAGGTACAAACATTGAAGGTGCGCTTACTTGGTCGGCTAATAACGTATCGCTTGATTTCTTTGTTATCAACACTGCTTCTGGTACTATTACAATTGGCGCCAATGGAAATACGACACTTGGATCGTTAACAATTGCAACTGGCACATCAGCACAATTTAGAATTCGTAGAACTGCAGCTAATGCTTTTACTGTGTATAGACTAGGCTAACTATAAGGAGAACACATGGAAATTAAACTAAACCTTACAGTAGATGAAGTTAACGCCATCATGGCAATGCTTGGTGACATGCCAACTAAGACTGGCGCATGGATTCTTCTTATGAAGATTAAAGAACAAGCAGACAATAGCAAACTAGAACAGCAAAATGGATAATCAGATTGTATTTAACTTTGTTGTTGCAATAGCAGGCTTTTTGGCAGTCTTTGTCTTTAATTCTGTTACACGCAAAATGCAAAAGATGGAAGATAAGATTAACGAACTGCCTAAAGAGTACGTTCAAAAAGATGATTATAGATCTGACATTACTGAAATAAAGCAGATCTTGAAGCAAATTTTTGACAAGCTAGATAACAAGGCGGATAAGTGATGTGCTTGATCCAGTCTCTATCGGTCTTGCGATTAAAGCGGCAACAACTGCCATCGACATGGCAAAGAAGGGAGTTGCTCTTTACAAAGAGATCAAAGCGACTGCTGGCGATGTCTCTGGAGTACTAAAGGACTTAAAAGAGCAATACCATAAGATTGTAGACCCAAGCCCAGAGCAGACCAAGCAGTATAACGAGGAGGTCAAAAGGGTACAAAATATTGCCAAGGCAGACCCACATGAGATCTTAAACGACATTTGGGAACACCTTGGCAGTTTTGTAGATGAATACGATAAGATGGTAAAAGCATATATTGCTGAAGAAGCATCTGCAAAAGAGCTATACAAAGGCAATGAATCTTTAGCAAGAAGGGCTTTACGTAGAGTAAAGATTAGAACACAACTTGATGCTATGTTAGCCGAAGTACGACATGAAATGGTTTATAACACACCTTCAGAGCTTGGCGATGTATGGACTAGATTCGAAGCAATGTGGCAAGAAATTGTTCTTGAGCAGAATCAAGCGCTTGCCATAGAAGTAAGAAAAGCGCAGATTATACAATGGCAACGCAGAAAAGCAATAAACAGAGCAAAAGCTCTGGTAACATGGATTGGGGCAATACTGTTCGTTCTAATTTGGATGTGGGGCGTTCTAATTCTAATAAGGATGAGTCAGACGTATCAGCTGTTGTGGTCATCTGTCTCGCCATCATGGCTTTAACGTTTGTATTTGCAATACCGTTATTAGGCATGGCGTATGCAGACATGAAAACAATAACTGACTTAGCAGCAGAGCAATACAAGATTATGAAAGAAGAAACAAGAAAGTCAAGAGAGCTCAGGGCAAAAATGTTAATGATGATTCAGGATGAACAATGATCTCAATTAAGCAATTTAAGCAATTTGCTCCGCATACAAAATATGCAGATCAGTGGTATGACACATTGTTTAGTCAACAAAAAGAATTTGGCGGTATGTCATTGCTTACTGAATATGAAATTAATACGCCTAATAGAGTTGCAGCATTTTTAGCGCAATGTGCACATGAGTCAGGTGGCTTTGTGTTTCTTAAAGAAAATCTAAACTATAAAGCATCAGGCTTAAGACGAATTTTTCCACGATATTTTCAAACAGATGAGATTGCTGCGCAATACGAAAAAAAGCCTGAAAAGATTGCAAATCGCGTATATGCAAACAGAATGGGAAATGGCGATGAAGCAAGTGGCGATGGGTTTAGATATTGTGGTCGTGGCCTTATACAGCTTACAGGCAAGACAAATTATCAGCTATTTGCTGACTCATTAGAAATGAAGTTAGAGGATGTTCTTGAGTACTTACAAACGTTTGAAGGTGCAGCACAATCTGCTTGTTGGTTTTGGGAAACAAACAGCCTAAATCGATTTGCCGATGCAGGCGATCTTGTGTCTATGACTAAAAGAATTAACGGAGGTACGATTGGGATTGAAGACAGAAAACATCACTACCAGATGGCGCTTGCTATGTTTAGCTCTGATTCTCGTCTTGCTTAATGGGTGTGATCGGTTCAGGTATCCATGCCAAGACCCAGAAAACTGGGAAAGAAAAGAATGCAAACGACCTTACTGTAGTTCAACTGGCACCTGCCCTGACCAACTTGTTAAACCTGAAGACGCGAAGGTAGACAATGAACCCCCTAAAATTGATCAGTCAGTTTCTTGCCCTCAGTCAGGAACAACACGATGCGGTAATTAAGTTCTGCATTGCCGTCACCTTCTGTTTTACGGTGGTGATGATGGTTGGCATTTCGCTATATAGTGTCGTTTTTGTAACACAACCGATGACGGGGATGGCCCCTGCGGACAAACAGTTCTTTCTGATTTTGTCCGACATGTCAAAATACATACTTGGTAGTTTGGCAACGTTATTGGCTGTTAAGGGCAAGGATGCACTGCCGATGTTTACGCCGCCGGGTTTGTCCACGGCTGCTGAACGGGAAGACAAGCCTACGCCACCACCGCCCAAGGCCCCCGCATCACCTCGCGCGCCCATGCGCATGGAGCCGAACATTGATCCAATTAATTCTGATTCTCCTGTAGCCACGGGCTACGGAGGTAAACCCGCTCCTGTACAACCACCACATCCGGAGATCACATGATGCTTATTTACGCTCGCATGGCCGCTACTGTTTTACTGAGCCTCTTCTTGGTGTTTCAGATTCATGCAGGAGAGACAAAAAAAGTGTGTCGTGCTGAAAAAGATAAAACAGGTAAAGAAAAGCAAGTATGTCGTGATATTAAAGTGCACAAAAAGCTAGAAGGCACGAAAGTGCCTGATAAGAAATGAACCCTTGGGTTATTCTTGCTTTTATTCTTGCTGCAAGTGCCGCTGCAGGAGGAGCATATTATAAAGGCAATCAAGCCGGTCAAGATGAAGTACGGGCTGAATGGAACTTAGAAAAGCTTAAGCTTCAAGATGATTACATTAAAGCACAGAATGAAGCACGTAAAAAAGAGCAAGAAATGCAAGCGGCAGCTGATAAGCTAAGGAGAGAAAAAGATGCCGAAATCAAAAACATTAATGCTCGTGCTATTGCTCTTTCTAACAGCTTGCACAACCGTCAAGCCCGTCCCAACGAAACAAGTCAAATGTCCGATACTGCCAACTCTGGATCCGGTGCCGCAGGATGTACTGGAGCGGGACTATATAAGTCGGATGGAGAGTTTCTTGTCAGGGAAGCTACCGCAGGACGACTCTGCCAAGCCTATCTTAGAGAATGCAGAGCCAAGTACGATGCAGCAGAAAAGACACTAAATAAGGAATAGCTATGCCACAGGCAATGACATTTAGTTCGCTGAAAACAGATGTACAGCGGTATCTTGAAAGAGGTTCGTCATCTGCAACCGACCCGATCGTTTTTGAGCAAATACCAAAGCTCATTAATTTAGCAGAACGACGAATTGCAAGAGACATCAAGATACAAGGCTTTCAAACTGTTGTCACAACTTCAATGCAAACGAATGTTTGTGTAATGCCAAAGCCTGATCGTTGGAGAGAAACAATCTCAATTAATATTGGGACAGGTGTTCTTAACAATACTCGAAAAACTTTATACACACGTAGTTATGAGTATTGCCGAACATATTGGCCTGATCAAACACAAGTATCAGAACCTACTTTTTACGCCGATTATGACTATCGACATTGGTTATTTGCATCAACACCTGATCAAGACTATCCTGTAGAGATTGTTTATTATGAACTGCCTCCATTGCTTGATGATGAAATGCAGCAAAACTGGCTAACAAATTTTGCGCCAAATGCATTATTGTACGGTTCATTGCTTGAAGCAACGCCATTTTTAAAGAATGATGAAAGAATCCCTACATGGCAGCAGTTTTATCAAATGGCTATTGACTCACTAAATGTAGAAGACATTAAAAAGATCGTTGATCGATCAACTACTCGACAAGAGGCGTAATTATGACAGTGTTTACTCAAATCTTTGGCGGCACAAATATTTCACCGTCCGATGTCTCTTATGCAGACGTCACGCTTTCTCAAGCAATTACAGTTTTTTCATGGCCTACTGAGACATCTGCAGTTAATAACTTAATTGCTAGTATTATGGATGTAACGTCGAATAATTCGGCTTATATCTTACAAATGCCTAGCGCATTACTAGTATCTACAGGTGCTTGTGTTTTGTTTAATAACCCAGGTGCAAACTCATTTATTGTTACTGATAGCCAAGGCACTACAATTCTTAGTGCTGCGCCTGGAACGACATGGCAGCTATATCTTACAGACAATACGACAGCAGCAGGCACATGGCGGTCTTTTCAGTTTGGCGCATCTGTTTCATCTCAAAATGCTGCAGCATTAGCAGGCACAGGGCTTATTGCACTAGGCTCATTGTTGTCTCAGTCAATGCCTATGCAAACATATTCAGCAAGTCATACAATTACTGTACCAGATAGAGCACTAACATTTTTATGGCAAGGTGGTGTTGGTGCATTTACGTTACCAGTTGCGGCAACTGCAGGTGATAATTGGTTTGTACAGATTAAAAATGCCGGATCAGGCACATTAACAATTGTTCCATCTGGCACAAACACAATCGATACGCAGTCAGACATTACACTACAGCCGCTTGACTCATGTATTGTTCTAACTGACGGATTTGAGTTTTATACTCTTGGGTTAGGTCAGTCAGCAGTATTTGCGTTTGACTATACAACTGTTAATGTTGCAGGAAGCGGTAACTATACACTAGCAGGTGCAGAACTTAATCGAGTTGCATATGAATTTACTGGAGTTCTTACCGGCAACAGAAATATTATTGTCCCAGATACTATTCAGCAGTACTGGGTTAGAAATCTAACTAGTGGTCCTTACACGCTTACAGTAAAGACTGCAGCATCTGCAGGTGTCACAGTCATACAACTTACAGCATCAATTCTTTACTGTAATGGAACACAAGTAGTTGCAGCAGAGACAGGAGGCATTACATTACCTTTGTCAATTGCACAAGGTGGGACAGGCGCAACAACGGCAGCGGGTGCACGAATAAGTCTAGGGCTTGATCCAATTGACGGAGGTGTCTTTTAATGGCAACAGCACCGTTTATTGTTCGTTCTAAGCCGGGTATTAAGCGAGACGGCACAAAATTTGAAGGCGATTACTACGTTGATGGTCAATGGGTTCGTTTTCAAAGAGGTCTGCCTCGTAAGATTTACGGATATCGATCACTAAGTAACTACCTGAACGAAATTAGTCGAGGTCTTAAGACATATACAGAAGACGGTTATACATATGTTCACTCAGGAAGTGCTTCATACATTGAAAGATTTACACTAGACCAAAATGGCAATGCAGGTTCAGCATTTGATAGAACACCTGTAACACTTATTCAAGATGATAATAATGCATGGCAGTTTGATGTGCTTTATGATTCAATTAGCCTTCAGCCTGCAAACAAAATTATTGCTCAAGTTGCACGAAACAATGCTACTCTATACAATACAGAAGGCGGGCAAATTTTTGTTGGTGATCTAAGAACTACAGACAGGCTTGAAGAAGTAATTACACCTGCCGGTTTTTCTGCATCAGGTGGCATATGTGTATTGCACCCTTACTTAACGATATTTGGCGCAGATGGGTCAATTGGTTGGTCTGTACCAGGAAACCCTTATGACCTAACTGGAATTGGTTCAGGAAATGCTCGTGTTGCTTCACAAAAAATTGTAAGAGGGCTGCCATTACGAGGCGGGCCTGGGAATGCTCCTGCAGGATTATATTGGTCAACTGATGCAGTCGTTCGATGCTCATATGTAGGTGGCACACAGATTTTTCAATTTGACACAATTTCATCACAAAGCTCGATACTTTCGCCTAATTCTGTTATTGAGTATGACGGAATTTATTTTTGGGTTGGTGTTGACAGATTCTTAATGTTCAATGGCGTTGTTCGAGATGTTGAGAACAATATGAACATTAATTACTTTTTTGACGGGTTAAACAGGTCTCAGTCACAAAAAGTATTTGCATGGAAAGTTCCTCGCTTTGGGGAAATTTGGTGGGCATACCCAAGAGGTAATGCAACTGAATGTACACATGCAATTATCTACAATGTTCGTGAACAGACTTGGTATGACACTGAATTGCCAAATGAAGGTAGATCAGCAGGTGAATTTGCAACACAATTTGCAACACCTCTTCTAACAGGCTCAAAACTTTACGCAGTTAATTTAGACCCAGGTATTAGAACAACTGAAGCAGGCGATATTCGAGTAACAGACACAGGCGACATTAGAATTACATATCTTGGTAACAACTATAAGCTATGGCAGCATGAAGTTGGCGTAAATGAGATTGATGTAAATAACATTAATGCAATTCAGTCTTATTTTGAAACAGCAGACATAAGTGCAGCAGTGCTATCAGGAAGAAGCAAGTCGCTAAGATGTGAGCTTGTTGAACCAGATTTTGTGCAGTCAGGAGATATGACTGTACAGATAGTAGGCAGAGCAAATGCTCGAGCAAAAGAAATTTATAGTGAAGCAATGGTCTTTCCAGACGTTGCAACGACACCTCAAGAGCAAGTTGTCTTCTTTAAAGAAATTCGTCGAGAAATGAGATTTAAGTTTGAGTCGAACACAATAAACGGAGACTACCAAATGGGCCAAGTGCTAGCGCATGTTGGAGAAGCTGACGGAACTATATTAGGGGCTACAGTTTGATAACTTTACCCGTTATAATAAGTCTAAGAGATTGGGCAGACCAACT